ATGTCAAGGTTCACACCGAAGACTACGATGAGTCCATTGCACTAGAGGCACTCGGTTGGCTAGCGGCTGTTAAGGAAGCAAAGGAAGCGCCAGCACCTGAGAAGGATGCAAGTTACTGTCAACATTACTGCAAGTTCTATGACGCAAGTGGGCAGATGGGATGCGTTGGTCTAAAAAAAGAACTTACCGCAGTCAGTGATGTAATCATTGATGATGCAGATGTTGACAAGAATGCACTGCTGTACTTACAGTTAGCAGCACAGATAAAAGATCTTGAGAAACAACAAGACTCACTCAAGGCCAGCTTTGAAGGACTGCTTGGTGTTACACCTAGCGGTATCGAAGTAAGTTGGACAACTGTTAAGGGACGAGAATCCGTTGACAGTAGCGAGGTAGAAAAACTATTAGGGTTTGTCCCTAAGAAGGTAGGAGCTGAAAGCCAGCGACTATCTATAAAGCAAAGTGGAGGTAAGTAATATGGCTACAGAAGGTACAAAGTTTCAGATCAACTACAAGTTGAATGACGGAACACTCATCAATCTTTACGCAGCAAGTGTGCAGGAACTAGAAGCAGGTCTTGCAGACCTTGCTATGAATGCAGCAAACATCCGCACAACAGGTGCTGAACTAACAGGTTACATTGCACCACCAGCAGCAGCACCAACAGTTGCATCAGTTGCAGCAGCATTTGGTGGTACACCAGTAGCAGCACCAGCTGCAGCACCTGCAGGTGGCAACACCTGTCGTCACGGTGTGATGGCACTACGTGAAGGAACATCAGCACGAGGACCTTGGAAGGGCTATATGTGTGCTGCACCAAAGGGTGCAACAGACAAGTGCGACACCATCTGGGTTCGATAAATGCTACGGCGACCAGAACAATTTGAGTCGCCAAGTTGTGCAACAGTAGGTGGAGATTTCTGGTTTCCTGAGAAGGATGCCAGCAAGTATGAGAATCAGTTTGCTAAAACAATCTGTGCATCTTGCATCCACAAAAACGAGTGCGCTGAGTGGGGTATCCAAAAAGAAAACTTTGGTATCTGGGGCGGTCTAACTGATATGGACCGCAGACACATCAGGCGCAAGCGTGGTATCAGAGTCAATCAGGAGGAAGACGTTGCTTAATTTATCCCGTGCGTGGGGCGGTGTGCTTACCAAAGCAACACCACTGCCTGACGTGTGGGATGGACTAGCAGCTAAGCAGATTAAGTTTAGACGTGGGCAAGTATGTATGGTTGCAGCAGCACCTAATGCTGGTAAGTCAATGTTCGCATTGATCTATGCAATCAAAGCAAAGGTGCCTACCTTGTTCTTCTCAGCCGATACTGACACTACTACTGTGATGATGCGAGCAGCTTCGCATACATCAGGCCACTCGCAGATAACTGTTGAGGCTAACTTGGCTAGCGATAGCCACTACTACGACCATCACTTCCAGAAGATAGACCACATCAAGTGGGTCTTTGATTCGTCACCTTCAATAGATGACCTTGAGTTAGAGATCAGGGCTTACGTAGAACTCTACGGCGAAGCACCTGAACTCATCATCATTGATAACCTAATGAACGTGGCAGCAGAGACAGACAATGAATGGTCAGGACTGCGTGCGATTATGATGGAGTTGCACGATATGGCACGTAAGACTGAAGCCTGTGTAATGGTGTTGCACCACGTCTCTGAGCAATCAGAGTACGGGTCAACGACTAAGCCACCTGCACGTAGGTCTATTCACGGAAAGGTCAGTCAGTTACCTGCACTGATACTTACACTGGGCTATGACCCAAATCAAAACACTTTGGCAGTAGCAGCTGTGAAGAACCGCTTTGGTCCACACACAGCAGATGCTTCCGATTATGCACAACTGCTAGTAAACTATGCAGCGTGTCAGATCGGTGACCAGGATGAGTTTGGTTGGATGTTAAGAAGAGATGCAATGGCTGGATACCAGGGAGGGTACAACGTTGGCTAATACAGAGATGCAATATGTAAAGAACCGGATGCAGAAATTGGAGAAGGACTTTGCTGCATTTGCATCACTCCTTATCCAAGCAGGTATCGTTGAGGTTAAAGAAGAAGATGGCGTTCAAGTCTATGCAGTCAACAAGGTAAAGCTAGATGGGTAACGCATACAATAAAGTAAAAGGTTCTCAGTTTGAGACAGACGTTATGAAGTGGCTTCGCGGTGCCGGAGTTATGGCAGAACGTTTGACTAAGGCTGGGGCTAAGGATGAGGGAGATATGGTTGTCATCATATCTGGAGAAACCTACATCCTTGAACTCAAGAACAGACAGACGCTATCGCTGCCTGAATTCTGGAGAGAAGCACAGGTTGAGGCGCTTAACTACGCAAAGGCTAGAGGTCTTGGGGAAGTCCCTCTTTCTTATGTTGTAGTTAAGCGTCGCAACGCTAGCATCGAAGATGCTTGGGTAATACAAAACTTAAATCAATGGTTAAAGGAGAAGAAATAATGCCAGTACCAGGTGGAGAAATTACAACAACAGAACTATGGCAAGCGCCAGTTGAGCAGGAACTACCAGAGGTAGTTGAAGAAGTAGTTGAAGAGGTGGAAGATGATCTGCCAGAACTGTCTTAAGGGTGGAGCAGAGAACAGAGCTAGCCACTTCAAGCGTGCCTCACATTGGCACAAGAAGTGCGACTTCAAGGGGTGCGTATGTCAACACAAGACTGGTCCAGGACACACAAGGGTAACCGAGTCCAAGCTAACACCATCCCAATAGAACCAATCGTAAGTTTCTTCGGCGGTGAAACAAGAGGTGGCACCGGCGAGATAAGAGTCAAGTGCTTGATGCACAATGACTCACATAGATCTGCCTCAATGAACGTAGATACCAACCTTTACTACTGTCAAACCTGTGGTAAGGGTGGCAATGCAGTCAACATAGTCTGCATCCTAGAGAACTTGGAGTTTATAGATGGCCTCAAACGTGCAGTCGAAATTGCTGCTGGAAGCGGCGCAGCGATACGCACAGGCAATAAGTCCAGAGGTGCTAGACGTGCTAGCCGCACGTGGGATATCTGAATTAGTTGCAGCTAAGTTTCAACTAGGTACAGTTACCGAGCCACACAATGGACACGAGATGCACGAGGGTTGGCTGTCTATCCCATACATCACTGCCAGTGGTAGTTGCGTGGGCTTTAAGTTCAGACGCATAGATGATGGCAAGCCTAAGTACGGTAGCCCAACAGGGCAGAAGGCGCACCTATACAACGTCTGCGACATCACCATTGACTCACCACACATTGTGGTGTGTGAAGGTGAGTTAGATGCAGTAGTTACTAGCGGTGTGCTTGGTATCCCAGCAGTGGGTGTGCCAGGTGTAGCTGCTTGGAAGCCACACTTTCCTAAACTATTTAATGGTTACGAAACTATCTATGTTGTTGGTGATAATGACATCAAAGAAGATGGGTCTAATCCTGGAGCTGAGTTTGCTAAGCGTGTTGCTAACGAGGTAATGAACTCAGTTATTGTTACACTACCACCAGGTATGGACATCAACGACTACTACCTAGCACACGGGGCAGATGCCACACGTGCTTTGCTAGTAGGTGAGCAGATTGGATAAGGCTGAATGGTCACAGATGGTACAGATTTTGCAGCATATGGGCTTTCAGATCCTAGAGATCAATATGGAAACCGAGACTTTGTTAGTCCGTCCGACCCCGGCAAGGTAGACGAGGCGTTCATTGCAGATGTCTGGCGTATTATGGATCAGGCTGGCAACTTACTGGTGCGTAAGCATCACGACTACGGCCCAAAGAACATTGCTCACTCACCAGGTGGACCACTTAATGGTTTGCGTGTACGTATGTGGGACAAGATAGCTCGCATCAATAACTTACTTGATAGCGGTGTACAACCTAGTAACGAGTCATTACGTGATTCCTTCTTAGACTTATTGAACTACTCAGCTATCGCAATGATGGTGCTAGATGGTGTGTGGCCAGAAGTAAATGACTGAACTACATCCAGTCGTCTACGACTTAGCACCTTCGGTAGCAGGAACTATCTACCGCAGGTATAAGAACTACGTCGAACGTGATGACATCAAGCAAGAGTGTATGGCTTGGGCTATGACACGTACTGCCTACATCACTGAGCAGATGAACGAACCTAATGATGAGCGACGCAAGCATAACGAGCAGCGCATTGCATACCAGATGAGGCGTGTAGCAGAACGCTATGCACGCAAGGAGAAGGCATCTAAGTCTGGCTATCAGACTACAGATGAGGCTTACTACGAGTCAGCTGGTATCGGACAGTTACTACCCTTTGTTATTGCATCAGTCATAGATGGCACAGTATTAGAACAGGTACAACAAATGGTGCAGGATGGACAACCGAAGGGTAAGTCCAGTCCAGCAGAAGGTGGCAACCTGCTTGCTACTCTCATCGACATCAAGCGTGGGTACCTATCACTAGATGCAGATGAACAGAAGTTACTACGTCTTCGCCATCACGAGAGCGCTACCCTGCAACAGATTGCAGCGGTGATGGAGTGTGCAGTATCAACAGCAGATCGCAGATGCAACAACGCTATGCGTAAGTTGATTGAACAGCTCGGAGGGCAGAGTCCGTGGCAATGAAAGAACAAGACCTGTTCGACTACTTAAAGTCTAGTTTGTATCCAGATTTAGAGAAGGCACCTGGCATCTATGATGCCTTTGACTGCATCAGTACTGTTGCAGGTCATTACATAGAGTTGAAGTGTCGTTACACTCACTACGATACCTTGCTGATTGAAGAGATGAAGTATCGTAAGTTGATAACGCAGGCTGCTGAGCGAGATCTTATCCCGTTCTACATCAACTCGACACCGAAGGGTGTCTTTTCTTTTGACCTGATGGATGTACCTGAACCTGAGTGGCTAACGCATAGGATGCCAGCGACTACTGAGTTCTCACGCAACAATAAGATTGATAAATTAGTAGGCTACTTACCGATTGATGAGGCGGTGCAGTTGTGAAGATTAGATTGATAGGTGGACCCAAAAATGGTGAAGTTATAGACGCACCTACATCTTTTAGTAAAAAAAATACTACTGGTGATTGGGTTACTTATACTCTTGATCGTATCAATGGTGAGTTTGTTGGAATATTTGAGGAGAACGAATGATCTATGACTACAAGTGTCCACAGTGTGCAGCAGTGCTATCTGTTGAGCGCAGTATCCACGAGACACCCAAGCCACCTGCCTGCGTGCCGTGTCACCTGACTATGAACCGTATCTATGATGCACCATCTATTCAGTTCAAGGGCGGAGGGTTCTACTCCAATGGCGGTTAAGTATCCCAACTGGTTCAAAGAGATTGCTCAGTATAACTTCGAGCACTTTCTATTAGGCGAAGCTGATAAGCCTGAGCTGAGTTACTTACAGCTTGGTGCATTCACCGGTGATGCTAGCCTTTGGCTATTGCAGAACGTATTAACTGGCGAAGGTTCTACCCTGACTGATGTAGATACGTGGGAGGGTGCGCCTAATGAACCTATCCAGGAAGAGATGGACTTCTCAGATGTCTACTCTACCTATCTTGATAAGGTCAAGGCATACGATAACGTGGGTCACTTCCGCACCACAACGCAAGAGTTTTTATTAAAGCAACGCAATAGGTTATACAGCTTTGACTTTGTCTACGTTGATGCACACCACACCAGTGCTTCTGCTCTATTAGATTCAGAGCTGAGCTGGGATCTTCTCAAGTCAGGCGGCATCCTTGCTATTGATGATTACGAGTGGACACACCCTGATGGGTTGGAGATACACGCACCCAAGCTAGGTATCTCTATGTTCCTAGACCGACACGCAGGTGAGTATGAAACCCTTGCTATCAATTCACAAGCGTGGTTGCGTAAGCTATGACAGAAGGGTTCTACAAAACTGATACTTACAAAACCTCCAACGATGATACGTGGACTACACCACGTGCTTTCTTCGAGCGATACAACAACACGTTTAATTTTTCTTTGGACGCAGCAGCATTGCAATCATCCACTCTCGTACCCGACAACTGGTACGGCCCCGACCATCCTGAGTCAGCGCGTAGAGATGCATTTCGTAATGACTGGGCTAGCGATAGTAACGGTGGGAACGTGTGGCTTAACCCACCCTACGGACGCACGATCAAGGATTGGGTTGCTAAAGCAGAAGCTGAAAGCAAGAAGGGATGCACAGTGGTACTGCTGGTTCCCTCCCGAACTGACACTTCCTGGTGGCACGAGCATTGCATTACGCATCAAATCGAATTCATTAGAGGTCGTCTCAAGTTTGGGGACCAGCGTAATTCCGCTCCGTTCCCATCGGCAGTTGTAGTTATGAAACCTATCTGATACTCTTATCCTACGAGGCAGGCAATTCCGCCTGTTGAGTGCTGGCAACAAGCTCTAGTCTTTAATGGCTAGGGCTTGTTGTCTTTACAAAGTAAAAGACCCACCGGTTCCCGTATACCAGTGGGTCTTTATTGCTAAAGGAAAGGGTTAGAAACCTTTAGCTCTCTTACTCTATCACACTTTAGTACCAGCCGACTCTGTCGGAGTGGCGGAGAGCACGGCAGAAACTCCCTGAATAGCGGTGCTCAACGTATCGCACAGCGTGGAGGATTTGGAGTTCAGGCTGGCTACTACGCTCTCTAAGGAGCTGAGCAATTCCGTAAGCTGTTGATCTTGGGTTATCCGCGAGGTGGTCAAGCCTGCTCTCACGGGTCCATAAGGTGATCGCACATTTGATGTGACTGTCGTTGTAACCGAGTGCGTTGAGGTAACTAACTGCAAGTGCCTTGTTCTCACGCTTCTCCTCCATTGTAGCTTTCGTTCTCGCCTGCATCTCCGGAACCTCCGGTAAATGCAGGGACGGCGTTCGCCCGTGTATGTGTAGTAATAGTAAGACGGGTATCGTCAGTGCTACCAATCCAAGTTTTGCCTTGTTGCTCATCTGACTTTCTCTCTTCCACAAGCAGCTGCTTGTAATCGTCGGGGTACAGGTGAGCAAGGCGCACTAGCGCACGGTCTCTCGCTCTACGATAGTTACGGTAGTGAAGCGCTTGTTTCCCGCTTACTTGTTTACTCTCCATTGATCTTGTCCTCCCAAACTATCAGTGCATATGCTACCAGCATTACCACTAGCAAACCTAGTACGTAGCTCATAGTCCTACCTCCCTTGCGTGCTGAATAATCTCGGTGATATCAATAGTCTGCCCTACTAAATGAGCGTCCTCTTCATCGCTTTCCCACGCACTTACCAATATGCGTGAGCCTACGGGTGCAAGGTATAGCCATTGGATAGCAGACTTAACATCTCCCCCACCCCAGCGCACTTGCTCTCCCTTACTTGTAGGCTCGATGACTTCGTAGAATAAAACTAGATCTGACTTAGGCGGGTGCAGCGTATAGATATTATTCATCGTCGCCCTCTTCTTCTATCCCGAATAGGCGTGACATAGCTGAATTAGCACGCTGCAGATTCTTAATAGCCCGGGCTATCTCTTGCTGCTTAAGGTCTATCTCAGCTTGATTAAGGCATAGGTCTACCTTAGCCTTTAGATACTCTTCATTCATTGCTATCCTCCCTCTTTACTCTATCTTGTACTAAACAATTAAAGCAGACCATAACTCCATTACGTCTAATAGTGCTAACGCTTCCACACTTACACTTACTCATTACTCTCTCCCTCGCTAGTGGGTAGTACTCTACCCTTGAATTGACTTTCAACTATCTTGATGTCCTCTTCCCCTATGTAAAGGTTATCCCAATTCCACGTGCGCGGGTCACCGTCATAGGTATCTATCTCTATTGTTACAAGCCACTTATCTTTCATACTGTAACTCTCCCGTAGGCTAGCAACTCTCCCTCTTTACTGTACTCAGCATCACACTCTCCACAATAGACCGCGCCACACTTACACTCGTGGTCATCAGTATCCATAGGGTAGAGCTGATCGCTCTCGCATTGTGTACACTTATTCATCGCTATCTCCACACTCGCAATAGTGACCGTCGGTATAGCAGACATATAGACCGCTAAAGTGTGTACGGTAACCGTAGCTACGGTATCCTTCGCTATCTTGTACGTAATATCTCCCGTGCATATCTTGCTTAGCGCCGGCTAACTCGCGCTCTCTCTCTAGTGTGCTCATAGCTCTAACCCTTACTCTCGTTTACCTTACTACTTTAGTAAGATAGTACCTTACTCTACCCTATTAAGATAGAATAAGATACTACGCCACTAACTAATCTTTATAGCGCATAGGCATTAGTAATGCACGCCACGTAATAGTGTCTCCCGTAATGCGTACACGCATAGGCTTACCCTCTCCCGTAAAGTAGAGCTTGATTCCCTCGCCCTTGCCGGCTATCTTCGCATAGTCTGCCATTAGTGCCGGGTTAAAGGCTACGCCCTCTATAGCTACCGGATCCGATTCACTCTTAGTAAATAGCTCTTCGGTAGGCGGGAAAGTACCCTCGCGTAGCGTAAAGGTCACGCTATCGCCTAGAGCGCTCACGGTTAGAGCGTTACCGATACGCGTTAGCCCGATACGGTGAGCCTTATGCGCCTTTAGTAGCGTGATGATGCGCTTAATATCCTCTAGCGATACTAACGCCTTATCTAAGCTACCGTCTAATGCTCTCGCTTGTCCCTCTATTAAGCGGTATCTATCGGTAGCACGTGCTACAAGCTGACCGCCCTCGCCCTCTATCTCTACACTATTAAGCACGGGTAGGCTCTTATCCTTTCCCGCGTGAGTGCTTACGCCCTCTAGCAGCGTAAGTAAGCTATCGCCGGCTAATTCAATATTGTTTAGGCGTGTACTAGTCTCTTCCATAGTTGTCATTAGATAACCCTTTATCTCTTAGTAATTCCCGGCAAGGTACCGGCTACCCTCTCCCTAACCCGTAAGCTAGGGAAAGGATAGTCACCTACCTTGTGAATTCTTCAGCGTAGCATTCGGTCATAGAGCCGGGACAATATCCTTTACCCGGCACATACCATAGATTCCCGCTTATCCATATAAGAGCTGCAACTAGTAAACCGATAGCGATACCGGCGACAAGGTTACCGCGTTTAGATAGCTCTCTCATTAGTTAGCCCTCTCTCCCGTAAGCGTAAGCACGTAAGTAATTAAGATCGCATTCAGCAGCTACCGCGTGGGACTCGCTGCAGAATAGCCCGGCGACGGTAGTGCTGCACCACTCTTGCAATTCATCCCGCGAGTTTACCGGGATAAGATAACCGCAATAGCTGCACGCGTAATCGCCTTGCGTGGTGTAGCGGATAGAGTCCGCCGGCATTAGTAGGTCATTCATTAGTTAGCTCCCTCGTGCTCTTCATAGGCTTGTGTCTCTCTATTAAATACGCGATAGCTACCGCATAGGCACTCGCCTAGTCCCGGGATATCGCCGTAGGTGTAATTGTGAAGGTGAGTCATTAGTTATCCGCCTTTAGCTGCTTAGCGATTAAATCGAATGGGAGAGAGCCTTGCCCTTGCAATAGTTGCGCGATTAGTAGGCTAGCGATAGGGCTAACCTTGTCCTCTACTAGCTCCACCACCTGAGCGGTGAGAGTCTCGTACTCCTCGCGCAGCTTGTCGGATAGCTCCACCATTGAGCCGGTGTTTTTGGTGTCTGTCATTAGCTCACTGTATGCCTCGTAATCGTTAAGCATTACAAGGAGAAAGTCCTCCTTAAATTGCTCGGCGATTACTACGCGCTTTACGACGTCCTGTAATGTTTCAGCTTGTGTCTGTGCTAGTGATGTCATTTATTTATCTCCTCGTGAGCTTGATAGGTAAGTGAGGCTCACGGGTCAATTATGGGGGACTATTCCCCATAGTGTCAAGCCTTTATCTAATAAA